TTATCGCATTGTATTCATGCGGATACTCACTTTCACTAATGCTAATGCGTAAATATTATTAATCGGAATATCCATAGGCTCATGGTGTGTATTATAACTAACCAACCGGATATACCCTTCGAGATCCGATCTATTCACATACTTTACAGTCAGATATTCATCCCCATCCAACTCAAATGACAGAAGATACATTTCTCCAAATACAACATTTTGAAAATTATTTAGCTCTTTATAAGCTATAATATCTCCCGATTTTAATAAAGGATACATACTATCCCCTTTCACATACACAGCACCGTCACAACGGGGCATATCAGGAATAACGATCTGCCCCAGAATATTCTGCTCTCGATTAGCAAATAATGTCTTGAGATTGGCGGCAGCATTCACATCATATAAAGTGACATATTGTGTATCCACTCTTTTATCCACAGTTTTGGGTTGATTAATTACCTGAATTGTTAAATCATTCTTTTCAGGATTCAAAGTCCCTTCCCCTGTCAACAACCACTTCGAGTCTACAAACTCAAATTGGTTAATAATAGCATTCAAAATTTTGTAACTCGGTTCCGTATTTCGATTAAACAAGTTACTTATTGTAGTCTGCGGTACCCTTATCATTTCAGCAAAACGCCGATCAGAAACATTCAAAAGCCTGATCAATTCTTTAATTCTTTCATTTACAGTTGTATCCATTGCTGTTATTTATAATGAGTTTAAATATTCATATTGAGTTTATTTTATCGTGAAATAATTTGCGAATTAAACCTTTTTGAGTTTACTTTGTATGTATCAATTATATGTCTTTTGAGTACAAACATAATGACTTCCTTTTACAAATCCAAGCATTTAAGAGGAAAACGACCATATAAATTTAGCAATTCAATAAATATAAGCATCATGAGAACAAAAAAAACTAAGCACATTTGGGTTGATACAAACAAAAAAAATTGAGTTAAATAACTCATTACAGGTTAAGGCAAATCGTTTTTCGAAAGACATGAATTGTAATCCCCGGCTATTATTTTCTTTAGCTGTAGAGGCATCCCACCGCTCTATTCTTATTGGAGAGCTAGCTAAGATTATTCGCCAAAACGGTGTGAATACCGGCCAAAACCGTTTATTCCAATGGCTTCGTGAAAATAATTATTTATGTAAATCAGGTGAACGTTACAATAGCCCTACACAACGTGCCATGAATCTGGGATTGTTCGAACTCAAAAAGACGATCATTACAAAACCAGATGGTACAATATTGGTAGTTACAACCCCGAAAGTTACCGGAAAGGGACAGATTTACTTCCTAAACAAATTCGTCACTGCATCCTAATCAATCAACAATTCAATATGTTCACTAAAATAGAAGAAATAAAATCCGTACGCCTGCAAAAATCAGAGATTGTAAATAAAGAAGCAAAGCTTACCACTCCTCTATTGAGCAATCTCAACTTAATTGATTCTTTATACAGATGGTTCAACGAAGCTTCTGCTAAAAGAAATTGTCCAGCTCGTCAAGGCAGTGTTATTCAACGTAAAAAATTCCTGTTTATCATCCTCTATCTGTATTCTCCCGCCACCTTAGCAGGTGGGAAAATGACTATAGGACTGAGAGATAAACTGGCAAATGTACTCGATCTACACTCACGTTCTGCCATTTCAGATAATTGTGCTGATATAGTCTTTCTCTATAATCGCTATAAAGACTTTAGAGACGATGTTACCATCATCTATCATCTATTAATCCAACAGTTAGATGCCAATGGCTTATCTATCGATCCGGCAGCGTGAGTATCCGATTATCACTTTTCCATAATTATTAAAAAACCAGCATAGAACTCTATGCTCAAAACAATCAAATCAGAATGAAAATAATAGTCCAGGAACTCAGTCTGCTACTCCGCGAACACCTTGATATTCCCGTTTATGAAACCAACTTACCGGAGAATATAACACCATCCTTTGTTGTAGTCAAACAAGATTTAAGCAGTAAAAACAAACAAGAAGAATATCATATCAATATATATGTTCGTAACAAAGTTCGTAAGTTCGGCATTCTAAGCGATAATACTTATCCGGATTTTGAGAAAATCGATAGTCTGGGAGAAGATATCTTAACAATTTATCATGAGTTCATTGAACCTTATAGGCAAAGCAAATTACATATTCGTAAATACATAAAAGAAGAGGATTTACACTATCTCAATTTATGTATAGTTTTTTGTTGATTTCTATGCTTGTATTCATAGATAAAAAAGAAGGGCTTAATGTCCTTTTTTGTCAAATTATCAAGGAATTCGCTATCTTTGTTACAGAAATTTCAAAATACATATTTCAGTTAACTCATATAGTAATGCTTTTTATGAAAAAATGGCTATTTCTTTCTCTTTTGTTTTTAGTCTGTGCATGTGATAAAGAAAGTTTTAATGAACTTCCTCCGGAAAAGATTGACGAATCGAAATATACCCCAGAAGATTTATTTAAGTCTACAGGATGTCGTTTAAATTATATTGGTAATATAAAAAAAATGAACTTGTTCGGAAACTCTGATGCCCGGTACTTGTATGGCAGCAAAGATATTAACGGTAATGAAGTTTTTTGGGTAAATAAATTCACCTTATCTGGTGATAGCATTTGGGAAACCCTTATAACGAAAAAAGATTTACAACTATCTGCTATTCAACCTTTTTTTCTGGACGATGATAATATACTTTTCGGATGTGCTACCATTATAGATGATAGACAGAATATTGCAAACTCTTCTCCGACAATTGTCTCCGTTAAAAACGGACTTACCAAAGAAATAGATATGGGTAAATCGTTCATTTATGATAAAGTCGATATATATGAGAACTTTTTTATCTGTTCATTAAGTAATAATGAACAATCAAAATATCCTGAATACACGCCTCAGTCAGCGCAAATATCAAAAGATGGGACTATATTAAACAAAGCAAAAACTTTCAATAAACCAAATGAGGGAGCATGCTGGATAGATCATAACTGGTATATAGAAGCTGGCGACAGAGAAATACGCAAAGAACATATCATTCAGAACGAAGGAGAAAAAGGTAAATGGACTTATCCGATTGAACTACCTGCTTATAAAACGTATAAAAAGAGTTTTACCTTACAAAAGGATAGTATTCATGTCATATACGACCTCACTTTATCTTCCGGTGAATCGTTACAAAAAACATATACACTCTCATGCGTCACAGGCAAACCAAGAATTATTGCAAACATCAAGTTTAAAAAAGATAAAGTAACCCTATCGGAAGGAGAAAAGGAACAAACCCAAATAATACTCGAACCGGAAGACCTCAACATACAAGATTTTGTCTATAAGTCAAATGATGTAAAAGTTGCTACCATTAGTTCAAAAGGAGAAATCACCGCGAAGTCACAAGGAACTGCCCTTATTACAGTTTCTTCCAAGGATGGAAAATATACTGCTACATGTTTAGTGACTGTAGTCCCTATCTCTGAAAAGATCACAATCTCAAGATCTGGTTCATTCATGAATATCGGTGGTTATGTTACAGGAGTAGTAGCCATCTCAATCTCTAATTTTGGAGGACAGGCCATCAATATAAAATCTTTTTCAATGATCGATGGATATGGAAAAGAAGTATATAAGAGAGATATTAATGAGACTTTGCCTCATCAAAAATCGATTAGTGTAAGCCTCGAATTCAGGGATATTTATAAACCCACCTATAAGTTTATTTATACGGTATCCGGAAAACAATATGAGGTAGCTTTGGGAGAATGAAAGAAACTTATTGATTATTGATATCACTTTGAAAAATAAGCATGAATGGGACTATCCTAAACCAGATAGCCCCATTTATTTTTATTAAAAATCCCATTGTGAAATATTAAGCAATTTATATCTATTATTTACTCCAGCAATAGAAGAATTCAAAGAAATAAAATAAAAATCTGCTATAGTATTATTTATTTTTTTAGTGTATGAGAATACTGGCTTAAAGAACACAAGTTTTTTCTCCATAAAACCGGCAAATAAGCAAGTGTTTTCATTTACACACATCGCACCTTTTAAAGGTTCAATGGTCGGCAAAGTGAAATGTTTCAATTTATCAGTTGAGACTCTCATACTTACTCTAGGCGGAACATATCCTCGGCCAGATAAAAACAAAATACTCCATTTATTGTTATAAGCAAGACTCGTAGCACTACTGCTACGGTTAAAAGCAAAAGTATTTGTGTTTATATATCTATTTTCTAATGAATCCCATCTCCATGTTATGATATCTTCACTTGTTCCTTCTGAAGTTATAAGTTCATTAGAAATAATCAACCCATTATTTCTTGTTTTTAATATACTATTATACCTATAACGTGAAATGCCGCTTGATAGTTTATAATTAATTTTATTTGTTAATTTATCAAATCGCATAATCACGTATGGAGAATTAGAACTATCCTCATCAAACTCAGGATAATGTCCTGCGCCTATTAGTAGAAAATCTATATACTCCGCACTTAATTCCAATATACATCCACTATTTATCCAAGCTGGATATGAACTATCTGATGGTATAAAGCATTTATCTATTAATGTCCATGAATTATCTACATGTTTTTCGAAAAAACACAAATATCCATAAGTTGATATATAGGTCAATAAATAAGATTCATCATCTGATATATCGACAAAACATGCAGCATAATTATCATTAGCAATTCCAATATTTATCTTATCATTATTTTGAACAAACCCACCATTTATAAATGTAAATTCTGAGATATACGGAATACATTTATGACATATATACAATTTACCTGACTGGCTAAATTTAACTCTATTTATATCACCAGGCATAATCATTGTCTGAAATTGTTCATATTTACCTGTATTAGGAGAATATCGTAAAATATAACAATTTTTTTTATGTGAAAAAGCAATAAATTCTTTATCAAATGAGATATCAGAATAATCGCCATATACATCTAAATCACACGAATCTATTAAGTCCATACCTTCATAATTTACTCTTATTATATCTCCAGATTTAACATCAAAAGGTAAAATATAATCTATTTCTGAAAGTGCCGTATCAATAAATCCATTTTTACTCCCCTTATGAAAGATTCCAGTTGCTACCATTTCAATATTGAATTACATAATTTAAAATTATTGAATTTTCAGGTCTATTTCTAGCCGAAATTATAAAATACTTTTCTTCTACTTGGATAACCAATTGAGTATATATCTCTGCAAAATCCACAATAGTTTGAGACTCTTTTACAGGAAAAACATTTATTATACATTCATTCAAAATATTATCTTCCAATATTTTTAAATGCCATTCACCTCCGACTTCTTTCCAATCCGCCACGTCTACAGTTATTGTCTTATGAATTGGCCTTTTCACATTCTCGACTACTTCTTCTGCAATCCTATCAATCGTTCCAATCAACTTATAAAAATCCTGCTCACTCCCGGTATATCCTCCAATCTTAGCCGAAATATAAGCACTTAACCCATACTCCCTCAACTGACTATAAGGTTTCTCCCCATCCGACAATTTTGTCACTATATCCCCATTCGGCTTACGTTCAAACAACCAGATATTCTCCGGGAAAATAGAGGTATCTGCAGCCCATTCTTCTGAAGTTTTGCAAATTTGCTGATAGACATAAACGCCTGTTGTTCCTGTACTCATTGTAATATTCCTTCTTTAATGATTATACTTGCTTTATTAAAATTTGTTTGTCCTGTGAGATAAACGGCACCACCATAGCTGCCTCCGCCACCGGCTCCTGTTCCGAATTCTTTCCATACGGCTGCGCCGGGTGTGTTATCGTAACATCGCCAGAACTTCTTATTACCATCTGTCGTAAGTGTCCATACATCTACACCTATATGGTATTTATCATCCAGTTCAGTTGGCTCATGGTCCAGAAAAGAAGGCATCTTCTCTTCTAATGTATTGATCTTATTTGCTACCGTTTCATTTTCACCATAGCTCTCCACATCACCCAACTTTTCCACTTTCAGCTTTTCTATGTCTGTTACAAAGCGATGTAATGCATTCTGAATCACATCCAGAAATCCAACTTCTTTATTTTCGGATAATTCCAGATAATTCCCTTCTGTAGGACGTACCATTTGCAGAGATGCTTCATACTCGTAAGCAATAGGACGGACTACTGCATCCAGATAATCCCGTGTGTGTTCTGTAAAACTTAATGTAAGATAGACGGGAAAAACTTCAATGCTTTCGGCACCTTTAAAAAGACAAACTTTATAAGTCGTCTTCCCTTCATGATCTTTCCCTGTCAGGCCAACCAAACCGGGAGAAATTGTTCCCTTTTCCTTATCGATCCGGCAACCTTCTATCACCATATCTCCATACTGACCATAAAACTTGTCCAGTATTTTCAATCCCTCCTGTTGTAATTCCAACAGGTCATCTGCAGCCCACTTCCGGACACCCGGTAATTGAATATGTCTTTTCATTATTTGCCAATTTTTATATTATACTTTTTATCTGCCATTTTATATTTTTCGACTTCAGCTTTTATCATATTTATATCGTAGTCGCCATACACAATTACCAAAAAGTCATACCCTTCAAACTCTAGCCCGTTCTCACCGATCAAAGGAAAAGGGATATTATGATTTTCACTTTTCAATCCGAACATTTTCCAATGTGCCGGTTCAATCAATAGGCCAATACCCACATAGCCGTCATCATAAGATTTAACCACTATCTCCGGACCAAAAATCTTCCGTAGATGCCCTTCCAATACCAGCCGTTGGCTATTCAGCATGATTTTATACCGGTAATAACTTCTCCATGCGGAAAACTTGTCGAATGTACCTTGTAGATCAATTATTCCCGTCAACCATGCCAGCCGTTTGGGAGTTCGTTTGTGAGGAGCCACATAATTGCGAATCAGCTCATCAAAACGTATATATAATTCCCGTATCATCTTACTCCAGATCGTTAATGTTAATCAACTCAATTTCACACTCTTCCTCCGCATAATTAAAGTAACCGGCATAGAGGTCTGCACGTATATCTACCGTTTCAAAATCGGGATCATTAGAACTTTTACGTTCCAAAGTAATCAGCTTTGCTGTCACTACACCTGATACGCGTTTTATCGCATCCAGAAAAGCCGTTGCATAAAGCATGCCGTCAAATGACTGTTCCGTACGGAATGAATCGAGAGAGGAACGGATTGCATCTTCCAATCCGGTTGTTGGCACCGCCGGATTATGCCATACTTTTACCTTATACCGGACAATATCCGCATTCGTTGAAACCACCTGCATCTTCGAACCGGCAAACTTTACGGCATCCATATAGTTTTTGAAGTTGAGCAGTTGCACGTCCGAAAGCGGAACAATCAACCCTTCTTCATCTTTTGTGGCTACTTTTACCAGAAGAAGGCGATCTACTTCCCGTACCGAGGCAATTTTAATCACTTTCACCTCCGGATCTTCCTTTTCGTAATATAATGCGGCAGTGGATTTATTAAAAAGTAATTCATGCCCAAACTGGAAACGATAGCACATTTCCGCATACCAGGTCAACGACCCCGGAACGATTGTATCTGCTTTCTCATCCATTTCTTTCCGGAATGCATCCAGTATTATTTCGAAAACATGGATTGCATAAGCCGCACAATGTACCCACATACGCCATTCGGCTACTGCCGAATTGGATAAAGAGAGTTTATTTGTCAGTTTGGCCGTAACATCCTGTTTTATTTGTTCAATCGTTCTTGCCATTGTTTCGATGTATATGTTGTTATTTCTGTGTTTATATTCTTAAGAATATTTTTCCGGATCAGCTGGCTGTTGTCATCGATTATCACATCCATATCTTTTGCCAGCTCTATATCCATATAAAAACTTCCCGGTGCAATTCCCTCTTCAATCAATGCGGAAGTTTCATTGCGTATTCCCGGATTTAATTCCATTATTTCAGCAACAGCTTCCGCCGTACCATACCACATCAGGGCAAAATCAAGAATCGTCTGGTTATCGATTGTTTTAACTGTTTTCATACGCTGCATCTACATAGATTACACCTGTTTCTGTCTCTCCTACCGAATGCACCTTTTGCCCGTCTTTAGCCAATTCAATACGTACTTCCCGCAGATAATAATCCCGGTCATTGTCCTGTATAAAGTTCAACGAACCAACTCCCCTGTCGGGCATATCCCGTATATGGCCTTGCGCTGCCAGAATCAAATCCCGCTGATGCTGTTTGGTACTCTCGGCATATTGAAGATCGCCGGAAGAAAAATCCAGGTCGCAATCATTATCTTCATTTTGTTTATAATCAATCATACTTCCTAATGCTTGACTTTTTTATTCTCCATATTTTCAAATCGTATCATCTGTCCTGTCATGGAAGCCGTATAACTTTGTGCTCCCAATGCCCCGTTGGCTGCCAATGCTGCTAATACAGCAGTAAAAGCCACAGGGAGTGAACGGTGCATAGCTTCCACAAATGTCTTCAGACTATTCAGATTGTTTTCCAACTCCGTGATTTTTACCAATCCCCGCAAATCTCCGCCATTGAAAAGGATCACATCCGGTTTAATCTCTACTTTAGAATCTTTATTCTCTACCGTCAGGATGTCTTTATCCAGATGCATTGTTATATCATCTCCTTTTTGGATATCTATATTCTCCCGGTCAAGCACAAAATCCAGGTCATTATTGGTAAATATCACCTTATCAATTTCCGAATACTGACAGATATAAGTTTCATTACTATGTCCTATATGTGCCACCAAAACAATAGAATCCTTTTTAGGGATAAAGGCAAATCCTTGTAGTTCTCCTTTCACAAGTGCGCGGAGACGTACATCAAAATAATCCACTGCATCATCCCGTCGCACGGTACAGGTAAATTCCTCTTCATCAACCTCTGTTACTTTTGCCGGGAATACCTGCGCATCCATACCGGTCAGGTTTCTTATCGCCTGCTTTATATCATCATCAATTTTCATGCGCCTATGCTTTTATTCCGATTTCTACAGTTCGCCTTCCACCAATTGCATTTCCATCTTTAAACCCAAAATGTGTTTCTACACTTACCACTTTATAAGAACCGTTGCGTTCAGGATATACAGGGTCGTCTATTTCCGCCACCATACAAGGCTGCACATACGGAATAAGAAATGTTTGTATCTTTCCTTCACAGCCATCGTATGAAAACTTCTTCAATGTTGCTATTGCCAGTTTTTTTAATTCACCACTACTTTCCACATCTGAAAATTCAACAATCTTAGTTTCCCCACCATCAATTCCTTCCTCTTCGCGCAATTGTTCCCCATCTTTCCTGTTACAAATCGCTACAACCTTCAAAGGAGCTTTATCAGCCTTTTTGTTTTTTAATTCATTATCCTGAATGACATTATATCCCATCCGGTATTTAACTGTCGGACCTGTAAAGTCTTCCATTTGTCCCAGATGCAAATTACCTTCCAAATCAAAAAATATCAATAAGTTGTAATCTTTCTTTAATTGTTCAAGCACAACATTACCCGGCTTATCATTAATTGGATAATTTTTTAAAGTAACATCTATACAAGTCCCGATTTTTATTTCGGGAAGGATGGTCGATAAACAATTCCGGAGCGAAGAACTTTTTTCACTGAATCGACAAGTAATATGCGTTTTATGGAATTCGTCTTCACACTCGATTTCAAGCGGTTTTTTATAGTTGATATTCTTCACATATCCCTTGAACTCTTCCTGCAAGATGCCGTCATATCCCAGCTTTATGGTTACCGGATCATTGATATTTATAGCCGAAGCAGTTTCTATATAGGTAGGCGGTTCATCTTTATGCTTAAGTACTGCTGTTACCGGAACCTTCACCACTGCCGTTGCCGCCAGATTATGTACACTCCGCTTGATTAGCACTTCATGCACTGATTGAAAAGAAACACTTCCAATTGTAATGTCACAACATAGTACAAACATATTATTCGGCTATTAATTCAAAGTTCTTATCTGTAATCAGCGTAATTGTAAATCTTTGAGCCGTATCCGTTCCTGTTTCAGCCGGAATATTGATACTCTGAATTACTACTTTATCATCTTCCGCAAGAAAGATATCGGTCAAGGCGCATATAAGCTTCACACTTTCATTCTGTTCAAACAATTCCTCCAGTTCCTGAAGGCCCTGTTCCGGAAAATCTGTATCCAGATAAACGCCTGAAATTGTTATCGTATAGTCTTCAATACTAATCAATTCCTTAACCGTCCCTTTACGTCCGGCCATAGGCGTTTCAACAATCTTCTTTTTACCCTGAAAACCAATACTGGCATTGGGCAATTCGCAGGTACCATTTTTATGTTCAATCAGAACAGGTAGAAAGTAAATTTGTCCGAGGGCATTCCTTTTCCGTAAAGGGGCTCCCAACTGTGCCATCATCTTCTTACTGGCCGCATCTCCCTCATAAGCATATTCCTTACCGGATCTTTTCCCGATTATTACCGACATATTTTCTCCCGTGAAAGGTAAACCGGTATAAGCATTTGCCGACAACAAATCAGGTATATTAAATTCAGTTTTCATTTTAATGCCTCCCAAAGTGTTCGTTTCACCATATTTGTTATCTCCTCTTCTCCATTGGCGTCTGCCTTTTGTATATGAATGGATATATTATCAATCCGGATTGTACGGCTTTCATCCATTGTGCCCATCCCATTTAGTCCTGGGTTTTCTGCAGAAACAGCATTCATGGGTTGCGGTAGTTCAGAAGCCTGGCTTTCCCCGGGTAAAGCCATTGCTACAGGGATAACGATAGCAGCAGCTATTTTCCGGACATTTTGCATAATATCGGAAAGCATGTTCACACTTTCACCATTTTGAGAGCCGGGAAGTGACGTCACCGTTCCGCTATCTGTTAAACCGGGAGTAAAAGACAT